GGTATGGTTAGTGTTAGGGTTTTGGTTAGGATTAGGGTTAGAGGCACGGGGTCCCCTTTGGGGGTTTGCCCATTCGCTATATGTAATATAATCAATTGAATTCTACTACTGGCTCTGTAATCTCAATGAAAGTGCAGTTATCCTCCATCCATTCAATGTCCACCATCAACATATCGTTACGAGGATCAGCGTTTGAACACCAAATGCTCGGTTTACCCCATTCAACCAATTTAGGCTCTCGGTACAACACCTTAACAGAAACATGTGGCTGTGCACCAAGCCACTCTTTAAAAGAATGAAAAAACTTAATTCCACCTCTAATATCGTCGAATACAGCATACTCGACGTCAGGTGCTTTCAAACACTCATTTCCACTCACGAGACCAACACAGTATATATGCTTACCAAGGCTTCTGGCCCAAGAAGTCTTTCCTGTGCGGGAAGGTCCGTAAAGGACCAAACTCTTTACTCTTCCTCTTGTCTCACCAGAGCCAATTCCAGACTGTTCCAACCACCTATCTCTTCCATCACTCTCTGCTCCAATAAAATGAGCTCCTGCTGGTGTCTCATACTCGGGAGGGTGATAAGCGAATTTGAAGTCGCAGTATTTCTGAAGCTGGGGGAAAGAGCATGCTGCAGCTTTGGGATCCAGCTCGTGCACCAACTCCCAAAACTCATCTCTATTCGTCGCCGACGTGATGATAGCCCACTTCGAATCAGACGCCCCATTTCGTACTGTGCCACATTCTGGCCTTGCCAACCCCCCGCAAATAACATCTCCATCCTTGATCGCGTAGTCGTATCCCTTCTCAGGATTCCCTCGAGACTTTGTAATGTTTGGGTGGAAACCATCCACATCGAATACATCAGTCTTTCTACTTCGAAACTTCCGTCCGAAGTCTGCAAAGCAGTGGAGGTGAATTCCTCCATCCTCGTGATGCTCTCTTCCAATGATACATTCTGCTCCCAGAGATGATAGGCGGTCCATAACTCGGAAACCGTCAAGCTCTCCACATTGTGCGTAGGTGAGCAAGACATATTTAGCGTGGAAATCAAAAGTCATGTGATAAGAATGTTGTCCCTTTGAGACCCTGGGCAAACTAATATTATAGCCCAGGGGACGGGGACACTTCCAACTATAAATACCCCGTCACTTCCCACGCAACGGACAATCAAAGATGTCCGAATCATCGCAGGATGGCATACTCAAGATATCGCTCATCCAGGTTTCGGGCAAGAAAGCCAATCAAGACATACAGAAGAAGCGGTGTGTCAAAGCCACGACGCCGGTCTTACGTCGGGAGGAAGCGAACCTATCGCAAAAATCGCTCAATGTCAAAACGGTCTGTTTTGAACACGACATCCCGAAAGAAACGTAATGGAATGCAAACATGGTCCAACACTCTTCCTACTACTGGTGCATCTCGTGCAACAGCTCCAGGCAACTACATTATCACCGGAACTACTGGTGGTCGCAGCCTATGGGTTGCTACAGCAATGGATCTCACCGATGGCACAGGAGTCATAGGTCGTGTAGCTGAGACAGCTGTACGTACATCAACGTCATGCTACATGGTCGGTTTAAGCGAGCATATCCGTATTCAGACCAGTACTGGTCTACCCTGGTTCTGGCGTCGTATCTGTTTTACGTACAAGGCAGACGCGTTTTTAATTACCCAAGCCTCCGACACAGTCGTTAATCCCTACCCACCCTCTTTGGACACCTCTGGTGGTATGCAACGCATATTTTTCAACCAATATACCAATAATATGCAGGCAACTATTGATGCCCAAGATGCAATTATTTTCAAGGGCTCAAAGAATGTGGACTGGACGGACACCATCATAGCCCCTCTCGATACTTCACGAATTACAGTCAAGTTTGATAAAACTACCGTATTGCGTTCTGGCAATGCTTTTGGTACTGTCAAGGAGTCAAAACTCTTTCACCCAATGAGAAAGAATCTAGTTTACAATGATGATGAATCAGGTGACACTGAAAACACTCAATACTACAGCGTAGCCTCGAAGGCAGGCATGGGAGACTACTATGTCATGGACATATTTAGTCCCGGTTCAGCGGGTACCAGCACCGACACCCTATTATTACAAGCAAATTCTACGCTTTACTGGCATGAAAAGTAAAGGGTTAGGATTAGTGGTTAGGGTTAGGGTATGGTTAGTGTTAGGGTTTTGGTTAGGATTAGGGTTAGAGGCACGGGGTCCCCTTTGGGGGTTTGCCCATTCGCTATATGTAATATAATCAATTGAATTCTACTACTGGCTCTGTAAT